TCATCGTAATACCGCGTAGTTGTAAGCTTTCCTTTCTTGGGATCCCAGCTTTCGGTAGTTGCAGAAAGATCTTTCCACACGCGGTTACCGTCTTCATCAACCACGACGGCAGCCTTACCATCGGATACGTCTTTCCAAGTCGTGCCTTCTGAAAGTGTAGCTTCGTTAACAACAGCATTTGCCGATGGTGTTGGCACTGCCACCGGGGATGGGTTAGCTATAAAGGCATCAAGCTTTTCTGGGGTGTCATAAGTACTAGCGAGATTGTCTGAAACAGCTTTTAGCTGCGCCTTAGTTAGAAGGCTAGGATCTACCCCTGCGGCTGCAAAAACGTTTGTTAGCGCTATCTGACGTTTTTCCGTCATCGCCTGATCGTACTGCGCGTCGTTAACATACACGGATTCGTGCTGCCCGGTCGTTAAGTAGTGCGCAGTGGCGCTCTGGTCCGTAGGAATGTTATTGATTTTGCGATATTCGGCTTCGTTGAAATCGGGAGCCATTACTTCTACAACTGCACGGTCTGCCTCAGCGTACGCAGACGATAGATCTTCGTTAAGCCGCTCAGAACTAACTGACAAGTTTGCCACTGCGTCGGCGTAGTCTTTCTCATAACCTACAAAGTCATCTTGCGCAGTAGTTATTTTTTTCTTATAGCTTTCGAGCTGTGGCGCGTAATCGGTATGCTTCTTCTCAACCGCTGCTTCCGCTTTTAAGTACTCTTTCTCCGCAGCTTCAAACTCTGCCGTAGTGTTCCCGCCGCCCTCTGCCGCTTGATACGCAGCGAAAGCAGTTTCATATTCTGCACGCTTAATTTTCAGGTCGTCCATATCCCCATTAAGGTCATCAACTAACCATTCGTATGATTTAACGGCGTTATCACGGGCTAAAACTGCATCGTCGAGGTTGTCAGCGGCTTTTTCTACCTTCTCATAGTCGCCCGTCAGCTTGTCCATCGAGGTGTTGACTGCATCACCGAAGCTAGAGTTGTCAATAGCCTCGTGCATAGCCTCGGTACCATACGCGCTCATCATACCGTTAAACGCTGCAAGCCCTTCCTCACCGCTGGTGCCATCGAAGGCCATCGTTACAGTGCGCTGAAGTGCAGTGGTGATGTATCCAATATCCCGGTCAGTAAGCGTACTATCTTCAGCCATCAGGCCGGTCACTAGATTAGTAGTGACGAGACCTTTCGCCGCCGCATTCGCTAGCATCTCACCAGTTATTTCTTGCCCCGTAAGCTCGGCTACTATACCAGCATGCACAATTTTACTGGTAATGTTCGGAACCGCTTTTAGTCCCGGATTAGCCTCAAAAAATTCACTAGACCCGTTCTTCTCCCCGATGTAACCCATAGTTGCGGACACTGCCACATCTAGGCCGCCCTTTACGAAGGCTTCCATCGGATCTTCACCGTAGAGAACCGCCACTGCGGCGTTACTGGTGCCCTTTGAAACGATACTAGTAACTAGTTCTTTACCAACATAGTCACCGCCAACCGCACCCGCAACGTTACTGCCAACTTTAGCCGCAGTCGCGCCAACCTTACCGACTGCGTATGATATAGCTACAGTCTTCAGTACTTCACTAAACTCTTCCCCGTCAGCAGCAGCTTTTGCACCGTCGATTAGGGGTATTGCCCAAGCGTTGCCCGTAGTCATAGCTGCTATTTTGGCAATCGTAACTAGTGGATCGTCTAGGGCTGCTTGGATTGTTGCTGACGTAAAATCCGCGACCGGTGCGATGATCTCGTCAACTACCCACTCTACCGGTTTGCCGATAAGCGTGTCGCCTACCCACGCAACGGCCTCTACAACAGGCTTCACAACGTTACCTATCGTCTCGACAATGGGAACAGCGACTTCTTCAGCTACGAATCGTACTGCGTCAGCAGCAATTTCTACTACGTCGACTACTACATCAACAGCAACTTCTGCTACGTCGACTACGGCGTCTACTACGGCGGCCATTTATAATCCTCGGGTTAACGGTTCTTTGCCTAAGCGCATGTAGACCACGTGTTTGTCCATCGTAGTGCCTTTAGCGACTACGCCTATATAAATCTCAGTGTCCTGTTGTTTTGCACGGCGCTGGAAAATCTTAAACGCGTTTAAAAACACAGGGCTATTAAAGGTAGTCGAATAGTGCGTATACCCTTTTTGCTGTAGGTAGTTAAAGTACTTGAACCCGTTCTTGACAAAGTTTCGTCCAGTGTCCATATTGAACGCTCTACCTACTACTTTGTGTTGGTTCTCCCCCTTACCCACTTGCGCTAAGAATACTGTATTCCCTACCTGAACTATGTCTGTATTTGGGAGCGTTGTTTCCCCCGCTATAACTGCTAATACACTTTGCAAGGGTACCCCCATATCGGGCATATTGTGTACAGCACCGGTAATAATTTCAGGGCCTTTTAGTAGCTTTTCATCACTATCTATGAGGTTCATGCGCTTACCTCCGGCGAAAACACGGCAGCGGAGTAGATGTTGCCCATACCGGCGGCGAGACTGAGCATTAGCCCTCCGGGAGCGGGGGCATCAGCAGACAGGAACACAGGGTCATCCTGCGTTCTGTTAAGGATTTTAGGCACATAGCCTTTTTTCAGGTCTTTTAATAACAATCCAGTCTCCAATAAGCCGCTCGCACCCATAGTATGCCCAATACGAGGTTTATACGATGTTGCAATAAACTCGTCTAAGCTATTCAATAGTGCCGATTTTTCCGCAGCATTGTTGACTGGAGTACCAGTTCCATGCGTCTTCACCAATCTTACTTCATTTTGGTGTGCTTTGGCTACAAATAATGCACCTTCGATAGCTTTACTAAAACCCGATCCATCCGCTCTTTGTCCTAACGGGTTTGTGTTGTCCTCTGCGGAGGTGTAGGCCCCTAGAAATTTAGCCATCGGCGTAGTCATTCCGGGGTGTTCCTTCTCAAATATAGCTAACGCCGCACCCTGCCCCAGAAAGAACCCTTGGTTTGTAGTGTCAAAAGCCGACGGCTGTCGTTCGGTCTCGTCTTTATACTGTAGACTCGCTCCAGCTTCGCCAAAGAACCCTAGCGTCAGGTTGTTAACGGCATCTTCCCCAGTAAGCACGATAACGCGGTCAAACCCGAAATTGTTCATCAGGTTCTGTACATCCATGAGGACTTTTAAGCTGGAAGCGCAGGCGCTAGCGTCTGTTGACACATGGTCATGTACCCCGAACATACTGGCGATACGGCCAGCATATATGTTGGTTAGGACTATAAAGGGTACTTTTACTTTGTAATGCAGTTCAGCTTCAGGATTCTTGTCATACCGTCCGTTGTTACCCATCCAGCCTTGGTTACCCGCAGCGAATATAAACCCAGTCTTACCTTGCACGGGGTTGTCTCGTACGTAGCTAATGGTGTCTTCATCGACCAGACTTTCAAGAAGCGTATGGGGTGGGTACTTCATCCCGCTTTTAGCGCGTCTAAATGTCTCAGGGATTATATGCGCATGCTGAGGGTGTGGAATGTCCGCGATAAGCTTCGTTTCTGTAGTGCATACGGTATTGCATTTCGTGAGGTATATCATGATAAGTCCTTAACTAAGGCTTTAACATTGTCGTATTCGCTCTCGGGGTCTTTAGTTTTGTACTCTTGCAAGAAGGTATTCAGCGCACCAATTGAGCTAATCGGCCAAAGCGCATCCATCTCCTCGCCTCCGGGAATACCATAGGCTTCGCCTAGTACGAAGAAGATCAATGTGACATCTAGGCTGTCGAGGTTTGTCGCGTCTTCAGTTATAGGTACATCAAGGGATTCGGCCACAATATAATCTGCCGTGACTGCTTTCTGCGCCGCTGATACGGCGTTGAATACTTCAAGGAAATCAAACGATTTAGTCATGTTGTCGCACCTGCTAATAGGGGCTTTCTAGTATAAACAAAACATTAGCAGGTGCAACTTTGCGCCATACCTAGTTAGCGATTAAAATACCTTGAAAGGACGCACTTACTTCGACGTTGCTAGTATCCGAAAATGCCCGGCACTCTACATCTGTTTTTTCTGGTATAGCGAGGGGGTACGGAAACGACGTTACTAGTTCGTTACTCTGCAATGTTCTGATTTCCCCCGTAGTAAACGTGTTGGAACCAAATTTTCGAAGTACGAACTTGGCGGTCACGTTTTTAGACTGTATACCCAATGCAGCGGTAAAACTAATGTCGTCTAAGTACAACGTGTACCCAGCGGGGACAGTGTATGCCGCCATCTGAGTCTGGTTGCCCACCGCTAGATCTGCATAGGTCACAGTTGCTGCTTGGTTTTGGATACTCACAGTGCCTGCGGCAGTGCCACCGGTACCTGATAGCGTGACGTACGCCCGGTTAATACGTATCCACGTACCTGATATAGCTACAGCGGACGTACCGTTAAGCGTTACAGAGACAGACTTAATATTGTAATCAGCATCAAGCCCTTCGACCTGTACGGTCTGTGCACCTGTATTAGTAACACCGTTATCTGCGGTGTTACTACTAACTATATAGGCAGTAAACGCCGCTGTAGGCCATGGTACATTGCCCCCAGAGGACCAGATAGTTTCTTCAACCCCGTTAATATCAGAGTTAAATCCAAATTTATACAGTGTGGAGGCCCCGGCGACTTGCCCTTGGGATACTCGGAGGCTGTAGGGTACTTGACATGCCATGGCGTTTCTCAATGCGTTGTCGAGCTGGTTAAAGTATATACGCAGCACTTTGTTAAACTCTTCGAACGACCTCGCGTCGTACGCTTGTGGTGGGTATGGTAGCGCCGGGGCACGAAACGGGACATCGTACTGCGTGTTATCTATCGCCATTACCGTCTCCCATCCGGTCGCATATCTATGCGAGGTGTGCCGAACTGCCATGTAACGCCCAGCCCAGTAGACTCGATCTTGACTGCAAGCTGCCTACCACGTACACGCGTGTTCAACTGCCCTGTGTACTGTTCTATCGGTAACACAGTACTACGTGTTACGGTGCCAGAACTACTACCCCCCTGCGATAGCGGGTCGTTATACCCTGATCCTGAGTTCGCTAACGGGAGCAAAGTCATGGTAGCTGCGGGAGCCGCCGCCGTAGAACCTACGAACGTAACGTCGGGCAGTATACGCCATACAAAGGAAAACTGGTGCCCATCACCCAAGTCAAACTGCGATGAGGATATTGACGCTGCAATTGGTAGCGTAGTAGCCGTTTCGTTATCGTCGGTTCCTGACTCGTGGTTAACCAGATTACTACTATAGGTAGCAGCAAGCGGGAAGGACCGCAATCCAGAATCTAGCCACGCTGTACGAGACATAGTGCCATAATACCATGTATTTTCCATGTAGTTGTATACTACATACTTACCAATATCGGTCTGGTTTGTGGCACAGTAGAACCACCAAACCTCGTGGAAAGACTCGTTAGTACCGGCAAATACTTGGTCGTACTGCTGAATGTTAAAGTCAGAGAATATATGTCTACGCAAGTCACAAGGTAGTGGTTGGGTACGCCCATCGTACTTGTAGAACTTATCTTTACCCATCCAATAAGCAACACCGTTGGCATAGGCTACAGCGTTCTGGCTCGCTATGGATATGTTCTCTCCTACTAATTGTGCGCCCCAAACAACAGGTGCTCCTACGTACTGTAAGGAGTATACGGCAGAATCAGTCCAAACAAGGATCTCTTGGCGCGACTGTTTGGCGGCCACGATCATCGTGCCCCGCGATAAAACTATACTACCTGCTTGGTTTGTCGCTGCGGGGGTCCAGTTTGTAGGATCTTCTTGGTCCGACCAGCGCACAAGCATTGGGTTTATGGTAGCAGAAGAAATCTCATTCGCCCCAAAAGCGAACACAAACCGACTAATGTCAGAAATCTCAATCATGTTCTGGGCTACCGGAACATCAGAACCTGTTAGAAGCGTCGCGCGAGATCCTGTACCTGCCGTCGCGTCCCAATAATACATGGCACCACCACGAGGGCCAAAGATTAGATCCTCACCAAAGTTAGCTTGGCTCCACAGGCGGATACTCTCTGTTGATACCAGTCCCGTACCCCAAACGCCGCCGCCCCAAGTACCCGCGCCCCAACCAGAAAGTGGGATTGCGTATGCAGCACCGACATGGATTTGGTACGCGCCTACTGTTGAACTCCCACCGTTGCCTACGTCAGACCCGTTCGCAGTAGCTACCGCTACTATTGTGTAGCTGCTGGAGTCGATTAGCGCATCAACTTGATATTCTTGGTTGAGCACATCTGCGGTAATGTTACCCCCGAGAGACACTGCGCCACTGAAAGTAACAAAATCTCCTGCGGTAGCTCCATGTCCAACATCGGATATAGTCAGTACCGCGCTACCATTTGTAGCCGCAAAGGTTACATCCCCCGCAGCGGTAGTGGCGCGTAGCGGTGTAATGTCGTTGTAGCCGCCGCCCTCTTCTAAGTAAAACTTTAGGTTGGTACCCACACCGAGTAAGTTAATGCTACCTAACGTAACCCAATTCCACAAAGACCGACATACGCCTAGGTAGGTAGTGCTCGATATACGCTCCCAACCACCAATTTTCTCTGGTAAGCCTTGACGAAACCGAACTTTGTCACATTCATACCAACCACCTTCGTTGGAGTAGCTGGTACGTTCCCGGTTTACACCGGGTTTAAATAGTATCTTTTGAAGAGGCATGGGGGCACCTACGTAGCGTCGCCAAATATTGGCGGGAGAGAGGTAATCGCGAGGGTCACACTCTGCTTTAAATTAAGCGGTTGCCCGCAATCAGCACAAGTATCGGCTGATATCTCAGATTCATCTAGGTCGTATTCGCAGTTCGCACAGATAACTTCTATCGTGTGGGTCGGTTCGACACCGGAGTCAACGTCTCGTGCAGTTACTAAGGTTTTCATCAGCATCCTCGCAATTCAAAGTGGGGGCCGTCGACAAACGCCTCAAGGCCGGTCAGTATCATAGCTTGGCCAGCTCTTTAGATAACAGATTCAGGAAATAAACTGGGTTGTTATTGTAATAAACGTATCTGCGCTTAGGCTCATCTGGGCACAGCCACAGTAACCGTTCGGTACGAGTATCAACGTGGATTAGCACCTGTTTCTCGCCACCAAGATGCGTGTCAAAATACATACCAAAGCCACCAACACCTGCGACAGATTGAACTGCTGCCCAGACCCTTGCGGATGCTGAATTGTCGAGCAGGAACAGATCTGTGGCCTGCGATTTGAGTCCGCCGTCAGCGCCGACACAATGGAGACTAGATCCACCGGTGAAACGCACATGGGCTTCCGGGTCAGGGCTTGGCACCATCGCGGTATTGCAGATCTTACGGATCTCTTGAGCCATCTCGATAACTTCATCAGCCATAAATCCAATCGCTTTAGCTGGCCATTCGTCGCGCTTTAAACTCATATCAACTCCAGATTGCTTACTTCTTGTCTTTATTGTACAGGTCGTAGAGGACTTTTACTTTCTCTTTAAGAGTCTCGATGTCCGCGTAGCTCTTCGCCAGCCAGAAAATCAAACCAACAAAGCCCACTGCGATGGGCCAAATTGCTGGAATTATTTCAAGTATGCTAACGTCCCCCATTATCGGGCCATGAGGCGATCTAGCTTCTCGTCTAATCGATCCAGACGATCCAGCACCCTATCTATGTCGGTGTTAACCTCAGCTTTAGTGACATACTCGCGCGCCATCTCTTCTCGGGTTCTGTTGAGTAGGATCTGGATTCGCTGCATCTCGGCTAGGAAACTGCGCAGTGCCCAGCTTATCACTCCTAGAATGACGGTAAGCACTCCACTCCACAATAAGCCCATGTCCATCGTATCTCCTACATTTTAGTCTTTTGCTTTATTTCGCAAGAATGCGAATGTTTCCATTACCTTATAGGCTTTGGCTACGATGGCGTCATCTTTGGGTGTGTCAGTGTAGTTGGCGACGATCGAACAGATCGTCACTACAGATGTAGCCAAGATGTAAATTGTTGAAAAAGGTTCCATGGTGTTCTCC